AGAATACCTTGTTTGAAGAACAATACTTATTTTGTTGTTAAAGGTAAGCCTGCTTTTAGCGAATAATTGGGAGAATTTAATTAAACTTAAATCTTAATTGCAGCCAAGATAATTCAAAGAACTAAATTAATTCGAGATAAAAGGTAAGTCAAAACTAATTAGAAGAAAATTGAGAACTTGAAAAAAGTGTTTCAAGCAAGTTTTTAAGTTATTGACAGAGCTATCTATACAGCCAAACAAGCTTTATTCAAAGAGAATGTCAGAAATTTTTAAAGTGAAATTAAATAAAAAATTCATGAGTCAATAAAAGTTTAAGGACTAGAAGATGAAGTAGCTTGGGACTAGTAGATTGGAAATTAAGATACCGAAATCTTGGATAATTATTTTACCTATTTCAATTACATGGATTATATATTGTTTAGCCCACCGGGAGCAGGAACAGCTTGTTTTTATAGTTGCTTAGCATATTACTTAATAAGCAGAAACAAGCCAACCAATACATGTGTTAGATAAAATGAAATCATCGATGAAATAGCCAAATTATTTTTTACTCTAGATAGGCCTAAACATGACTTAAAATTAGAGGATTTGTTCGCAAATAAAGTTATGGAATTCTTGTAGTGTTGGAATAATAAAAATGATTTAGTGAGAAAACCAGCAGATGTCACCATGACATATGCAATAGAGACACTAAAATTGTTTGCCCCAGAGTAAGGATGGAGACCATTTTCAGTGATACGTAAATTAGAAGACTTAGAGAATATTACAGAACTAGCTTTTGTTATAATACATCCATAAGGATCTAATGTCGCACATTGTTGTTTTCACTCATTTAGTTTCCAAAAATTCCCTATCGGCAAAATATTTGTAGAATATAATGAAGACACAGAAGAAGAAAAATCAGAAAGCGAACTTGATCCATTAGAATAAGAACATGCAAAAGGAGATAAAAGAGTAGAAGAACCTAATGAATTTAAACCTAACCCAGAATAAAGAGCTTAGATTGAAAAAGATCAAAGAAAGTTAATTTTTGAGCAAAAATAGGAAGCAAAAGAATTGCAAAGAGAAGTTGCTCAAGAAAAATTTGAGTTGGGAGAAGGAGATAAATTGGGAGAAATTATAGAGCTTAGTGATGGTGGTTTCGACATGGAAGAGTAAGACTTAGAGCTCCCTTATCTAAAGTTTTAAGAAACAGGTTTTGCATAAGAGAACTTTTATAAAGTGAATGAACTAGTAGAACCTGATGATTATAATAAAGAAAAAGCTTAAAAAGCAGCTGGGCTTAAAATGATTTTAAAATAATTGTATGAAGATACAGGTAAAGTTTTTACTGGTGACCTAGGATCAGTATTAGAAAAAACTCAATATTTAGGAGAAAATAATGGAAAACCAGGATTAGACTTGAAATTAGTAATTCTTTCAGAAAAGGCAGCAGATTTTAGTAATTATATAAAATTTAATAAAACAGGAGTCTTGAAAGTAGGAAACTCATAATTCAAATTGTCTAAGTAGTTTTATAGAACCTAAATTTATGATGAATTTTTTGGATACTGGCTAGGGCCAGATTTAGCAATAGGCGTGGAAATGCCTTAAGGAAATGTTTTTGGAATTACAAGCAGCAAGTATATGAAAAAATTAATTACTTTGTAGTACAATAAACTTTGGGCTAGTGAAAATAATAAGTGGTTAACATTAACCCCTAAAGAATCTTTAGCAGCAACGTTTGTGGAATCAAAGAGATAAGTTTGGACCAGATAATTGTATATTGAATTCATTTAATAAAATTTATTATAGAATTATTAAGTATCTATGTTAAAAGGTGATTACAAAGTTATAATGTCAGGTTTGTAATATTAAGCAACCAATTAGAGAATCTTTGTAGATAATAGTTTAGAAGAGACTTAATATTTCAATAATGCAATATATTATGGAATTTAAGAATACAATAGAGATATGACTTTTATGTAAGTAGCAACTCATAGGATATAATAAGTAAAAACAGGTGATTTACCTCAAATTAGCAATTATCTTATGAAATTGATTTATAACCACAGATTTAAAATAATGGCAGGTTTATCAATCTTAGGAGCCGGTTTGATGTGGTATTTAAGTAAAAAACTAACAGGTGAAGTCTTATATTTAAATTAATTGGACCAAACAAAACCAATTGTTAGAGCAGGTAAATTCTTATTTTAAGGATTAAAGATGCATAAGATTAGTAGTATGTTAGGAATAACAGCAGCAATCGGCAGTCTTTAATGGAAATTAATTTAAATGAAGGGGAAAGAACTTAGAGATGACTTATTACATGGATTTAATGGTGTAGTAGTTCAAGAAACTTTGAAAGTAACTGCCATAAAACCTACAGAAGCTTACAATGAAAATTTGTTAATTCTTACAAAAAAAGATAAATATTTTATTGAATAGTAATTGTAATTAGCAAATTAAAAATAATAAGCAAGAGATAAGTAAATGAAAGTTATAAAATTTGGAAAGATAGAATTAGCAGACAGAAATGACTAAGAAATAAAACCTTTCTTTTTTAACCCAAATCATTTAGATAATATTAAAGTAGGATTATAAGAAAGATAATTGAATGTTGATTTGGTTAGGCCAACAACTTAGAAATTGTAGAGATTTTAACAACAAATATAAAATTTAAGTGCAGAGATGACTGAATTGGACAGAATAAACTGGTAAGATTTTGTTTAAGATTAAGAACCTAGAAGAAGATAAGTTTATTAGGCAGGCAGAGAAAATTTATTAGCTAATAATTTTAAAATGCCAAATTATCAAGCATTCGTTAAAATGGAATAGACATTATATAAACCAGAATTATTCAACTAAGGAACTAATGTAGATGATTACCAAATTAGAAGTGCACCAAGAATAATAAGTAATCCAGTCTCTACCAGAAGTGGAAATTGTATTGGACCAATAAATATGGTTTATAGATAACTGGGTAGGGCATTTTGTAAAAACATAGGAGCACTAACTTTGGGAAAGAATCTAGATCAGATAAGTTAAGAGATCAGTAGAACAGGGCACAATTTTAGTATTAGTTCAGATTTCAAGTTTTTTGATGGATCAGTTCATTTTCGAGTCAAATAAATAGTGTTAGATAAAATAAGAAGTGAATTTTTGAAATATGGGCACTTTTTTGATTTGAATATGATGGAAATTCAACAATTGTCAAAAACTTAATTCGGTACTCTTTAGAGAGTACAACTTATTAGTAATGACCCCATTACTAAGAAGTAGCAAGTACTTTAATAATTAATAATTAGGGGTACTACTAAGTCTGGGGAAGCTTGCACCACCCTGGCAAATACTTTAGTAACACTCGGTGTTTATTTGTCTATCTTTTCAGATTTGAAACTGAGATATGACATTAAAGAAAATACTGGAGATGTTTTTTTATTAGTAGCAGGTGATGATAGCTTTGTGACTTCACACTCACCAGATATATTGAGAAGAATTAAGCTATAAATGAACGAATATTGTATAGCACATGACCTAAATCCAAAACCAAGAAAATATGGACTAGGATTGTAATTCAAAAATGATTAAGATTACTGGAAAATATTTTAGGGCGAAGGTCGATTCCTTTCAAAAATAGTTCTTTTAGGACCAAATGCTAGACTTTAAAGGTCGATAAAATTTGTCTTGAAGAATATGTCTGATAAAGCAAAAAATAACGCAGACAACATGGTAGTTGAATTAGCTAGAAACATAACTTTGTAATACCACTTCTAAGGGTTTGACCCAATTTACAAACATTTTTAGAGAATAACAGAACAATAAAATCGATTAATTAATGTTAAATAAAAATCTTTACTAAAAATGGAGCTATAGAAAGATCACAAGTGGTAATTTGAGAAATATGAGTTATAAAGCATAAATGAAGATCAATACTTTGCATATGTTAGTAAATATTTAAATGAAAGGATTTATTAGAGCATTTTTGAGGACAATAAAAAGATTTTGTTTGATGATTATAAGTTACTAGCAGGTTTTGGAGATTCAACATAGCGTTGTAATACTCCAGGGCAACCTATTTTTATTTAAAATTTTCAAAATGGATTAAATACCATAAAAGAAAGCTGGTAATAATAAGGAGAGAAGAGCGCTAAAGAAGAAGAAGAAATCAGACGCTCATAAAGAATATAAAGCAAAAAATTAGAAAAAAGAATTTGGCGCAGATTTAAAGTAAAAGTTGAAACCTTGGAGAGGTTATGCCAAAGAATTCAAACAAAACTTATTAAAAGAAATACCTGGAATAGTCCCCAAGACCGTTCAGGTAAAAGCAGCAGGAAGAAAGTTAGCGGGGGTACACCCTCTTGACAACGCTGACAAATTCTCTTTTAATCCTGGTGCCTATGTGGCTTAAGTATTAAACCCAGGTTTAAAATTAAATGCACGAATGCCTCAAGAATTTGCAGTTTAAACCGTTAGTTGTAGCAAGCAGATTATGTTACCCATAACCACTAATGCTAACGGGCAATGTTTCATAATGGTATATCCAGGCAATAGGCCTTATACTTCAACAGCACAACCACAAAATAGAGATTCAGTCTACAGTTGGTGGTAAGCAACAGGAGTAGCAGGTTCGTTTACGAACTTTGATTTAACAGATATTAATGCTAGTACTATAGGACATTGTACTTTTTTAGATACTACAACTAGTTTTGCAACAACTTAATGTGTAGTAGCTTGTGGAATTGAATTCCGTTTTACCAATAATTTTAATAATTCATAAGGAGTAGTTTACTATGGGTCTACTGATACCGGTATGAGAATTACAGGTACAGCAGTTTAACCTAAATTGACCAGAGCACAAACAAGATTTGATATTAGTTTATTAAGAAATCAACGGATATTTGCATAAAATTCTATTACTCAAGGAGCATCCGTTATTTATGTGCCAAGGAATGCAGAATCCATGGATTAAAAAGTCATGGTGCCAAATGCAGTTGCATTGGATGCAACACATCCTTCCTTTACTTTATGTGAGGAGATGTACATGATTTTCGATGGTTGCGCAGCATCCACTTCTATTGGATATGTATTAATAGATTATACTTATGAATTTACTGTCTAACCTGGATTTGCTGGTATAGTTCCAACTTAAAGTGGGAGATATGATCCAGGAGCAATTTAGACTTTGTAGAGGATATTAGCAGAAACGCCAGAAATCATAACTCTACCACCATAGGTGCGTAAAGAAATATTTCGATCGATGAATGGATCGCATCTAGCGGGGATTAAGGATTGGTTTTCCAACGTTAATTGGAAACAACTAATTCTTAAAGCAATGTAAGCAGCGTAAGTTCTATATCCAAGTATAGCATCGCTATTGAGCTGAGGTTGGTAAGAAGTTAAGGGTGACTTCGATAAAAAACACTAAGGCAAGACCCGTGTGGCCTTCGCCTTAGCCCTCTCCCCGGGGGCCCCTATTGAGCTG